TTCATCCTCTCACCGCCTTACTTAACGCCTTATCCTCCGATTCGGCTATTCTGCTCTGTCTGTCGGTCGTGTAAACAAAACCCATGGCGCGTTGGCTGCCATATGCTTTTCCCAGGCGAGTTCCGGATTCAAAACCGGAACCTCCGCGACTGTTGTTACCATTTGCATTAGCTTTGATTCTGTCGGTCGCCGCTTTCACCTGGGCCATGGTTCCGGATGCACAAAGGATTTCTTCAAAACCTTTGCTTACCCATTCGATTTTCATTTTCTGAGCCATCATCCGCGCCACCTTTCAAGCTCCAGCTGAACGGAACTTACGCGGCCCGTTGGGCTTTTCCAGACGCGAGGCTCGCCGTTTATGGTGTAGTCTGCTTCGCCAAAGCGGATCCGGTCGCCAGCCTTTACATCTGACCCTGGTGGCAGATAACAAGTGTATCCATCGGTGACGCCTTGCACCCGCCCATCCTGAGAGAGCATTGTCGATGATGGCTGCATCGAGCAGTCATGAATCACAAGCTGATTCGGATTTCCCCAGTCCGGAATATCGGAGCCTCTGACCGTCTTAATTGATGGCCTGAGTCTGATAACAGTATCTTTAGCCCAGGATGGGAGCATATCAATACACCCCTCTCACGCGGTAAGGCTCCAGCACTTCCTTGTTATCGTCGGCAAGCGCCGTAGCCCTTGAATTGTTAATCCAATTCGCAGAATAGGTAATCGATACGCCTCCGGCGGTTTCAGACTGTACGCCGGCAGACGATGCCAAAGCATGAGTTACCCGGTGCGCTACCAGTTCCTTAATACCAGGGATACGGTCTTCCGGGAAGCCGGCAGTATAAATTATGGTTACTTTGGTTTTCCGATTCAGATAGCACGCCGGCACGTCAAACACACGAACAATCCCGCTCGGATCTGCAAGAAAATCAGTATGCGCTTCGGCACCAATCACTACAGAAGTTACCTCTGTTAGATATGTTGTCGGCAACTGAATCAGGAGATCCTGACCAACGGGTTTGATTCGTCCGTTCCCGTACATAATCGGCTCCGAAAAGGTGCAGACTTCTGACGGTGTAATATGCCATCCGCAGTAATTCCGGATGGCAGCGCTTGCCGCTGCGATGTTTGGAACCACCCGCCCGTCTCCCATATACTTACCAGCTGTCAGAGCATCCAACTCAATAGGAGTAAGCAATGCCGGGAGAGTATCGTCATCGATTGAATAGCCCCATTGGGTAAACAGGCTCATTTCGACCCCACCTTCCGGGCCTTGTTTGCTGGCTTTGGTGCTTCTTTTTTAGGCGGTTCGACCGCCTTGGCTTTGGCCCCGACCTCGACCGCTCCGGCAGGCTGTTCGCCCTCTTCAAACTGGTAAGTTCTGCCGTTGTATTCGTAGATCTTCAGCATGGTTTCACCGCCTTTCAAAAGCAGGGGAGGGTGTTGCCCCTCCCCGTTTTGTTAATTAGGTCGCCGCAGCAACTTTGCAGACGCCCTTGAGGTCGACGACCGCACAGGCCAGCCGCTCTTCAGCCAGCAGGGTGACACGGTTGTAAAGAGCATCGTCTTCGTTCTGCTCGTAGAGCTTCACGTCGAGGCCGCCCTTGCGCCAGATCTTCACAGCCTGACGGGCCGCAACAATGGCAGTACCGGCAGTGATCGCGCTGCTGGTGAACACCGGAACGCCCCAGATCGCGGTGGGCATGGAGTAACCGCCGTTGCCATAAGCGCCGGAGAAGTAGCCACCGCCGATGTACTGCTTGTTGGTATCCTTGGCCTTCAGAGCAGCCAGGTAGTCAGCGGGGTTCATGATGACAACAGAAGCGTCATAGGCGCTGTTCTGCTTGACATTCATGATGCCGGCGATGATACCGTCAGCCAGCTGTTCGGTGGCGGAGGCGTAGGTCACCGCGCCGATGCCGCTGGTGCCGGCAACCGTGGAGACGATTGTGGAATCTTCCACAGTGCCCAGGTTATAGATCAGGCTGTTCTGCACTTCAGAGGCCAGGAAGTCCTGATCCCACAGGATCTCGTCGGTCTCTTTGATGTAGGCCGCGATCTTGGACAGGGGCAGCGTCACGGGAGTGAAGCTGGTGCTGTTCTGTGGCTTCTTCCCGCCTTCAGCGGTCACGGCGGGGCTGCCTTCATAAGCACCCTGCTTGAAGTAGGTGATGGCGTTGCCGGAGATGTTCGCATTGGCGAAGAAATCAGCGGCAGCAATACGCCGAGGCTGGGGAGCAACAGACCGATCATAGTCGGTCATCTGGGAACCGGTCACAACGGTCGTAGCGGCCTTAATGTGAGCGGAAACGCTCCAGCCCTTCACGTTCTTGTCGGTTTCAGCCGCTTTTGCGGTAAATTCCTGCAGCGCAGTCTTCTTTTCTTCCATGGGATTATCCTCCTGTTCCTTATTGCCGATCAGCTTAAGCAGACCAGCTTTCTTCTCCGCCGCTTCAATGGCAGCAGTTTTAGCTTCGATTTCACCGCGGAGCTTTTCGCCCTCGGTAATGGCTTCCTGATCATCCGCTTCAATGCGGTCTTTCAGAGCGGCCAGATTGGACTTGAGCTGCAGCAGCTCTTCTTTCATGGTCATGCCTCAAATTCTCCTTTCATAGAATCGATATATTCCAGAAGAGATTTCTTCGCCGGGTTGCTTTCCTTCAGCTCCTCCGCTGCCGCGTTGGCTTCCAGATCGTCCTCCCCGTCGTCCGGGTCCTCTTCTTCGTCTAAAACGCCTTGTAAAAGCGTGATAGCCTGTCTAATGGCGTCAGCATCTTTCTTGCTGTTCCGCCGTCCGGCTTTGATGTCGATCATCTCCGCCGTATCATTTGCCGGCACGGTCACGGCGCTAATCTCGAACAGCTTCAGCTCACGAAGCTCGTTCGCCTTGGTGCCGTCTTCCAGGGTGACCAGGCCGTTTTCCAGCACATCAAAGGCAAAGCTGAACTTGCGAAGCCGCCCGTCCTTGTACAGGTTCCGGACGCGCTGGGCCTCTTCGGTATCGTCGAAGGTGGCGACGAAATGGAGACCATAATCATCTTCATCCGCGTCCGCGGTCCCGATAAAGCTTTTCAGATTGTCCATCTGATGCGCCCATAGGAAGGGAATGCCCTTTCCACCATTCCAATCTTCTTCAAGGGTCTTACTGAAAGCGCCTTTCCGGACCACATCTCCATAGCTGTCCGGCTTTTTGACCCAGGTGGAGGCATAGCCCTCAATGGATCCGGTGCCGGCGTCTTTATACTCGACATCCACACTTTTGATCTGCATCAAATCACCTCATTCTATGATTACTCTGGTTGTACAGTTGCATCCGCAGGATTCATCCGGCGAAAGACTGTCATCTCCCGGCCAATCGGCACCATTTGAGAAGCGCTCATCAATCGGAACCGTTTCCCCGTTCATAGCTGCGTGTGAATCTCTGGCCTTTGGCCCGGTTTGCCACTCTTTATAGACATTGCGTTTAATACCCTGGCCGGCCCCCTGGCGGACAGCTTCCTCAGTGGCCCAGCCGGATGCCCACTTGGCTATGGATGCGCCAAGAAGAAGCGCTTCCGGGCCTTCTCTGTTGTCGAACTCATGCGCTGCGGCTTCATGCGGGTCAGACTCTTCTTCCTCGTTTTCGAGCGCCTGCTCAATGGCTTCCTGGAGCTTGGCCAGCGTCCGAGCGTTAATCAGTTTGGCGCGGGATTCAGCGACCTTACGGATATAATTCACAACAGCGGCGGCGGTGAATGTGCTGCCAAGAGCGTTTGCCATGATTTCACCATGTGCGGCCACTATTTCCGCAATGATCGGTTCAAGATCATCGGCCAGCTCTTTATCCCATCGCCGGACGTCCCACCAAGAAACCGCTTTAGCTCCGATTTTCGGAAGGACACTTTTCCGCTGCCGTACAAAGAACTTGCTGAGAGCTTCACTGACGGCTTTTGATTCTTCATCCTCCGGGGCCACTTGAATTTGCGTCTTTTTGGCCTTTTCCGCCGCTTTCACAAGCATGCACTTGACAGATACGCTGTCGGAGCTGGAAGCGTCCATGTGCGTATCCTGCGGGCTTGCCTGGCCTCCCTCGACCACGTTCAGCGGGACAATCAACGTATCTCCGCCTTCGATAGGCGGCAGATTGACGTCAGCCCGCGCCTCATTCCTGGTGAGCCACGGTCCGCCAACAGAAGCCTGCATGATGGACGCCCGCTCCTCGAAACTGCCTTTCAGCTTTTCGGTCAGGTCAAACTCGACATAGACATCAGGCCCGGCCCCGACCATCGGCAGCAGGAAGCTGTTGATCCTCTGCTGGAACATCTGGAGTACCGGCCCAAGGCATTCCGCATACAGCGCCCTGGCGTTGTCCTTGCTGCTGGCGTATGTTTGTGTATCACTATGCCAAATCAGCGAGGGATTAACACCATACGCTGCCGCCACGTCTTCCCGGCTCAGTTTGATCGATTCAGCCCACTGCTGTTCCTTGAAACTGGTAGAGAACGGCTTAATTTCCATGCCGTCCTCCATCAGCGGGATGGATCCGGCCCGACTGCCTCCGGGACCCCAGGCTTCACGGAAAAGAGCTATCCACTTTTTGCGAGTTTCATCGTCCCACGGTTTGACGTCCTTTGGGCGAATAATCTGAGCATTCAGCCGTCCAGATGAGCGCCAAAGCTCCCGACGGAACCGCCCGGCCTGGATCTGTTCTTCCAGCGTTTGCCGGAGGGCGCTGATGGGGGAGACATACCCGCCAGGATTCCCCGGCGAATATGTGCAGAATCTGACAAACTCACTCCGTGGGATCTCGATGGCCCCGGCTCCGGAAGCTGTGACAGTAATACTCTCTGGACCGTAACTGTTAGATTTTTCCGTGTTTGTTACCCATTCCGTCGGAATAATGCGGGCCTGCCATCCGGAAGGACTGTCCGAATCAGGGATCAGCCACACATACACACACCCAAAAACAAAATATTCCCCGGCCAATGCCCGAATAAATTCATATTCGGTTTGATCTCCATTCGGACGCCACAGTAACAGCGCCGCGGGACTTGTTCTGTCACGTTTGCGGTCGTTTTCCCCGGCCCTTGTGTATACCTTGAGCGGCAGCTGGGCGATGCTGTTCGAGAGGAAATTAACCACCGCCGATAGATTGGCCTGGGTGTTATAAAGTTGTTTGGCCGTGTAATTCAGCACATGTGTCGGCGCATCCGGCCCGAAATTGTACTGAACAATTGTCGGGCGGAATAAGTTCCGCCATCTCTCAATGACTCCGGGCAATTCCACCCAACCTCCTTTTTAGATAAATACCAGGGAAGCGCCCTCTGAATAGGCGCTTTCATAGATCTTTTTGCCTCCGGGCTGTTCCGGTCTGGTTGCCGCAGCAAAAGCCATGATGCACGCGAACAGCGGCGCGATGTCGTCCGGGCTTTTCACCCGGTCAGGGAGTTCAATACCGCCGCCCATCTGTCGGAGCTGCATCGTCTTCGCGGGCATATCCATAACCGGCTGCGGGAGATGATATATCCGCGCACCGCCTCCGCGATCCGGAAGGCCGGCGCACACCGCGTCATAGAACCGATTCCATCCGTTGGTCAGGTCAGGTCCTTCGACCGCGCACCGCTCAACCCCCGGCAGCGTGCAAATCTGTTCGGCCAGTCCGGCCACTGGAGCGCCCCGGCTCTGAAACGCCAGCTTCATGGGACGCCGGTATGCCCGTTCCCGAAACCACTCCACGGCCCATTCAGTACCGACCCGGCGAGCGACAACTTCAACGTGCCAGTGACCGTCCTCCCGGAGACCGCAGACCCCGATGGACGTCCAGCGCCGATCCTGTGACAAATCGATTCCGAAAAACAGATCTGATTCGCCGGCGATAGCGGAGGATGTATCAACCCCATTCGCCCAGGCTCCATCCGGGAAAGGGGCGGGGAGGATGGTTTCAACCTGTTGACACATACATTCGGAACGGAATTTAGCTTCCGGGAATGTTTGCCGGTTTGTCATCAGCGCCCGCTCCGTCAGCAGACCATATCCCATTGCGGGGTTTGCCTGGGCAAGCGCCTCAATATCATCCGTGGCCGCTCCGTCCGGCGCTGACCATTCGAACAGGCCGAGCGTCCCGCCGTCCACATCTCCGCCATAATCGTCACCGGTTCCGATTGCTTTCGCTCTCAGCTGGCGAAGCACTACGCTGTCCGGATCTCCGGCATTACTGAAGCAGACTATCAGGCCATTTGGCTTTGCGTTGATCGATGCAGCTGCAGCTGACCAGGTTTCCCAGTCCCGATGTTCGCGGACCTCATCCAGCATGACAAGGTCGTTACTGTCACCACGGCCTGCGCGGCGGGTGGGCGCTCCGACTTTGTACTGCCGGAGGCCAGTCAGGATCAGACGCTTATTCCCGTTTGTCCTGGATACCCGGTCGATTGAGCTGGACAATTCCGGGATGCTTTCCTGATCATTGATCACCGCTTCCCAGACTTCCTCCGCCTTATCCAGGGATAGGGAAGTACCGAAAACGGAATCGACGCAAAGAACATTAAGAAAAAACGACGCTATCACTTCGGAAAGCACCGTTTTACCATTCTGCCGGGAGATCAGGAACAGCACCGTCCGAAACCGGAAGTGCCAATCACCGCCAAGCTCACCGACAATCTCAAGCGAGTGGATCAGCGCCCACTCCTGCCACGGATAGAGCTTTTTGCCCAAAACTGTTTTTGCATACTCAATGCACGCAAAGCCCAGGCTCGTTTTCTCAGTCAGCTCCCGCCGCTCCGGTGTGTAGATCCGCGGCACTGTCACTCCCATCATTTTGCCACCTTAAATCTGGCCCGAATCGATTCCAAGGACTGGATGTTTTCCGTATCATTTCCGGCGATGTCCTTGTACACCGTCAACGCTTTGGTGTATGCTGCCAACAATTTCTCATAGGCAGGATAGAAAGGATTCTCTCTAACTCCGGACTGCCCGCCGCCGTTATCGTACTCCATAACGAGCGGCTCAATCTCGATCCTCTTGCCTTCCTCCTGGATCCGCTTGGACATAAGCTCCAGCTGATCTCTAAGCACCTGTTTCTCGTTGGTTGCCATAACTCCACCCCTCTAAAGACTCCGGAGGGGGAAAAGAC